ACCCATCAGGGTGTTGCGACTTGATGGAGGAATCAAGAAGAAACGCTGATCCATAGGGGTGTCGGTGTCATCCAAACGCTGAATAGTACGGCGAATGGCGGCATCGGTCAGTGCTGACTCATTGTTGTTTGCGGCAACATAAGCAGTCGTACCATCGCCACCAATGAACGCACCAGTTGCGTAAGCATTAGTACCTGCACCACCATTGGTAGAGCGACCCAACTGAACCAAATCGGTATCAACTTGTTTAGCCAGGGCATAACCAGCGTCAGAGGTGTAGAAGTTACGCAAGCTGTTCAGGGCTTGGGCCTCGACAATATCTTCAATCAAGCGGCTATATTCATAGTGCTTGTTGATCGACACATTCACTTCAGACTCAGTAGCGGCAATCAAAGTGACTGCGGCTTCTGCGGCCTTGGCAGATGCTGAACCACGGGTAGGTGCGGGGATATGAATCGTATCGCCCTTCTTACCTTTGAAGTTCATCTTCATAACGAGGTTAGCAAGAACCAAGTTTTTCTTGTAAGCCGCAACAATCTCATCACTCCAAATGTCAGGAATGAATTTGTCTGCTGTGGTCGTAGTCACCGAATTGGTGGGGGAAAATGCTGTTGCCATGTTGTTTCTCCTAAGAAACGAAAGTTAAGTTACTTAACCCGTCCATCTGCGTATGCTTGCATGATTTCACCACTCAAAGCATCGTATCTGTCAGGTTCTGTCATCTTCAGCCGAATAAGGTCAGCCCGTCTGTATACCCTCTTTGAACTCTCACCAGTTCCACCAACATCCACTTGTGCGGCCTTCATATTTTGCTTCCTGGCGGTTTCACCCGCTTGTTCAGTCTGCTTATGTTTTACGCCACGCAACTGCTTGTAAGTAGAGAGCAACTCATTGGCACTATCGTAATCGAACTCACCATCTGCTTTTGCATACAGACCAAGGCGAACAGGCGAGGATTTCACCCAATTCACAAAGTCCTGATCTTGAGCAATCTGACTGTAGTCAGGGTGCTCTTGCGTTAGCTTCTGCTGAATCTGCATCCTTTTGAAATCCACACCCGCTTGACGGGCGGCGAGAACATCAGGATGGTTATCAATAGTCTTTTGAACTGCCTTCTGTGGATTTTCAAAGAAATCTACCTCTGGCTCTTCCTCTTTAATAGTCTGTTGCTTTGAACTGAGGTTCTGCTTTATGAGTTCGTCAGCAAGTTTCCTTACCTCTCCCACTTCTTGCGCTTGCTTGCCAATTAGCTTCTCAGCTTCTTGGTGCATCCGAACAATGTCTTCCAGACTTTTATCCCTGTATTTATCAGGGAGTCCAGGGCTTGCTGGCGCAAGGGTGTCAGATAGCTTGGATTCTTCAGCTTCTAACTCACTCTTCATCTCAGGTTCTTGGTCAATCAACATATTATCCCTTTTTCCTGCCGTTTCGGTTGTAGGAGAATCAACTCGACATTGCTGTTTATGAGTTGTGCTTTTGCTCCCACTTCAACTGATCTAGGTGTTTTTTCTCGAACCTTCCATGCTCTGATGGGAAAGAACCAGACCACCCTTCTAGTTTGAAGTTTGGAGCAGAAAGAATGCGGTTGGCTGTTTCACCACATTCACACCTAAAACTGATCGACTCATAATCAGTCAGTCTTTCGGTTTTATGCCCGTTTGCACAGGCAAAATCAAACATTCTTTTCATTGAGTTCCTCGTATGCTCTCTCGCTTGCCTCTTTCAAGGTTTTCAGCCAAGTTAGTATAGAAAGTTCACCTTTTTTGAATTGTAGGCTTTGTTCATCAGAAATCACAGATATATTATTCAAGGATGCAATCATGGTGTCAATATCCTCCACCAAGTCTTTCCACCCATCACTTCCCATCATTGAGAAACGATCTTCATAATATTTCTGAAGTTCTGGGGTCATGCGCCAATGCTTTTAGCTTGTGCCGCTACCTGTGCTTGATACGCCGCAATGACTTCAGCAGTCCAAGCCACATTGCAGATTGCAACGACATTGGCGGGGATGCCCGTCAAGTCTTGTCCAGGTGTTAGGCTTGATCGATGGTAGGTTTGGCTCAGTTGATTGCCATCCTCTATGATGCGTGTTGCTTCACGATAGAGAACGATGCCGTTCTCAGTCACGGTGATTTGGTCGATTACTTTTTCTTTCGTGATTGCCATCTGGGTTTCTCCTTAAAGTTGGCGTTGTGTCCAGCCTGACCAATCCAGTCAGGCTAATGAACTTCGTGGTTAAACAAAATAAAAACCAGTAATTTTTACCCAATTACCATTAGCATCCCAAATATCTGCTGGACTACTGTCAACGAATGCCGCATTATTTGTAGATGCTAAAGCGGATAAAGCCGTTGAACTAGAAGCCATTTGAGCCATGCCAACAGTTCCACCAAAATTTGAACCATTCCAAGACGTAGCAAAATTTGGATAATATGCACTTGTGAATGGAAGACTTGTAAAAGGCAATCCACTAATAAAATTAGCCCCTGCGCCACCAGTGGGGCTTGTTATTGTTGCAATTTGAACAAAACAACTTATGTATACAACATTACCAATTTTTGTGTAAGTTCCATATCTATTGGTATAAGTAACAGAAGCAGCAGCGACAGTTGGTGTCCAAGTCCCTTCCTCATAGTCATCCAAAGTGTTTGCGTCAGTTGATGCTGATTGAGTTGCGGGGAAGGTGATGCCAACGCCTGTGGCTGATGTTGATGCTCCTAAAAGCGCAAGTGCGCCATTGACATTAAGGGTCATTGCTTGTGGTTGCACTCCAGCAGAAGTAGTTACATACCAAGCGTGGTATGCGGCTACGCCAGAAGATTCCCAAGTGGCAAGATGCTTAATCTGACCTGCGCCATCTGTAGATACAACATACTTTATGCCTTGTGCAGAATTATCTTGAAAGCTGGCAATATTGGTTCCATCGCTTACAACTTGAAATTTTGTTGTGGTAGTAGGTAAAACACCTACACCTACTCTGCCGCTTGAATTAATGCTCATACGCAATAGACTGTTTGTAAAAAACGCCATTGGGTATGCACCAGCAGAAAACAATACCGAGGAGTATGCAGAGGTACTAAAAGAGGTTCCCGCTGAATTTTCACGCCCTACAAAAAAACTCCCTCCCGTGTTAATAAATTCAGAATAAACTGCATTTGTTCCTGTTGTTGATGTTATTCCCACAGTCGCTGAAGCGGCTTTCACATCTAATTTATAAGCAGGCGAACCCGTCCCAATACCAACATTCTGTGAAGTGTCAACAGTGACTGCGGCTGTAGTTCCATTGCTCTGCAAAACAAGAGAGCCGTTACTAGCTACGCCTGTTGAATTAAGTGTAATTTGTGCCATGATTTACTTTCCTTTAAGGTGTTCCATTAGCAACTATGTCAGTTGCAGATGTAATGACTCCAGTTGAAGACATTGATGCAATAGTCGTGGCTCCATACTTGAACAACAACTTTCCACCACTTTCTTCAATCGTGAAGTTTGTAGTCAAGAGTTTAGGTGTAGATGCCGCAGTTCCAGTGGTGTTCTGGTTCAATGTAGGAATATCAGCAGCAACAATAGCCCTGAATGTAGGCGCACCAGAACTCCCATTAGGCGCAGCTAAAACATAGTTTGCAGTCTTAGAAGCATAAGGATTCAGCGTATCGCCATAACCAGCAGACAAAGATATAGCAGGAGTAGCGCCACCACTAGATGCAACAGGAGAAGTACCAGTAACCGATGTCACAGTACCTGTTGTTGGTGTAGTCCAAGTAGGTGTAGCGCCAGTGCCAGCAGAGGTAAGAACTTGACCAGCAGTCCCTTGACTACCATCAAAACTTGTTGTTCCAGTTACGCTTAAATCAACAAAACTACCATTCTTAGGTGTTGTTGCACCTATTGTCATGTTGTCCATTTCGCCAACAAAAGTAGGCGCAATCTCAATTGAGTTAACGCCTGTAGGCTTTATGTGGACATGACCCGTACCTGTTGGGCTAATATCAATTTGTGCATTTGTTCCATTGATATTTGTAGATACATTCAGAGATAAATTGTCTCCACCACCACCACCCATGCTTAATTGTGTTGTACCAGCAGAGTTTTTGAGGCTCAAACCACCTGAGTTTGTTGCCTGAACAGTAGCAGTTGTAAGGCTTGTAAGTGTTGCAGTACCACCAGTAATAGCTACAGAACTAGCATTCTGGGTAGACATCGTACCCAAACCACTGATGTCAGTATTTGATAAGGTAATAGCACCAGTACGACCAGCAACTGAAGTTACAAGATCAGTGTTATCAACCTTCTCCCAAGCAGAGCCATTAAATATCGCCCAATCGCCTTGAGTCCATGCTGTAACCCCATTCAGGTTAGTTGTTCCTGTAGTAGAAACAACATAGTAGTCTCCCTTTGTGCCAACACTAGAGACAAGGGTAGGTGTATTAGTTGATGCGTTCCAAGTGCCTTCATAGTTCACAAATCCAGCCATAGCTGTAATCTGTGCCTGTAAAGAACTTAAAGTATCAAGTACAGACTGAGAAGTACCGCCACCATTAGTAATGACTTTGATGCGTTCAGCAACATCAAAAGGAACAACCTCACCAACATTAATCTCACGACCATTATCAAGGACGATAACAAGACTACCATCAAAATCAATACGAGCAGAGGCAACACCAGTGCCGTTATTGCCATCGACTCCATCACGCCCAGGAACACCATCTCTTCCTGCTGGCCCCCTTGAACCTGCTGGCCCTTGCTTGCCATCTCTTCCATCTTTGCCATTCTTGCCATCCTGACCATCTTGTACAGAGGCAACTTTGCTCTGAATCTCGCCATTCAACTGAGCAAACTTTTGCTCCATGTCTGACTTGATCTTCTTCAAGCCTTGGATAACAAGTTCAGCGCCCTTGCCAATAGATTCGCTCTTGGCCTTGGCAATCTTCTCAGCGGCAGACTGTTGCAAAGCAGTAATGATCTCCATCTGCTGTTCAGCAGAGATTCCATCAATTCCTAGCTTACGCTCAAG